AGATATTGAGAACTATGATAGGAACTGCTGACGACTTTTTAATGACATCTCTTGCCTCGCAGGGCGAGATGAATACGTTTATAAGAGAAAAGGCAACAATGAGAAAGATGATTCTTACAAAATTTTTGGATCTAGTTGTTTTTGAAAAGATGCACGACATATCGAAGTTAGAATCATCAGATATAAGATCTAAATCTAAATTATATCCAGATATAGACTGGGATGAAGAGATAGACAACTACCAGCTAGATATAATAAACGTATCATCAGATCTCAAAAAAGTAGAAAAAGAAATCAGGCAAAAAAGGAAACTTCTTCGAAATCTCAATATTGATCTTGCCATGTCCGATAATCCAGACGTTGTCACAGAGTCTGAATATTCTAAACAAAACACTATTGTTAAAAATATCTCTGGCAAGATTATAGAAATAGACTCTCTAATAAATGACATCAATGAAAAAATATCACATTCGATATTGACAAAAGAAAAGATTGAACTTGTGAAAGCAGATTTTTCCATCGATGATTTAAAATCAAATCTTAAGATACAAAAAAATCTTGAGAAAGTCTCTGTAGAATTAAATCATGAATATGAAAACTATAAACGAGAGCTTGATAGACAGAAAAAATCAGTTAAAAAACTTAATGATGTCCCCTGCGGCGACAGCTTTCCATCATGCAAGTTTATTAGAGACTCTCATAAAGATAGATCCACAATAGAATCACAAGATAAAATTGTTAAAAAATCTCTCAGCACGCTAGATGATATTAAAAAGTCTTTAAGCGATATATTACTCGAAGGAATAGATGAAAAAATTGAAAAATATGATGCACTTTCCAATAGACAATCAGCTTTATCACTAGAAGTCTCAACATTCCAGATAGAACTTAATAACGCATTACATGACAAAAAACATGAAACGTCTTTGCATCACATAGAAAATGAAAAACTAGACGAGATGAGATCAAAATTGATTCAAGGAGATGAGGATCCATCATCATCAATTAGATTAAGAATTTCATCTCTTGATAATGAAATAAGAAATCTTGATAAAAAGAGAATACGTCGTTTTGAAAAAATAGCACGTTTGAACATAGAGATATCTCGCATAAAGTCTGATAGAAGAGAATTTGAAAAAATCAAAGATGATCTTAGAATATATGATTTGTTTATTCAAGCAGCATCAAAGACAGGCATACCGCTACAGATAATGATGTCACAATTGCCAGTTATTAATGATGAGATATCTAAAATTTTACAAGGAGTTGTAGGATTTACAGTTGAGCTTGAGGCTGATTCAGATTCAAATTCGATGGATGTGTATATAAACTACGGTGATTCAAGACGAATAATAGAGCTAGCTTCTGGAATGGAAAAGATGATGTCATCCTTGGCAATTAGAGTTGCACTTATTAACGTGTCATCTTTGACAAAAGCAAATATGCTTATAATTGATGAAGGTTTTGGTACTCTTGATGAAACTAACATCGAAGCATGCAGTAGGTTATTAGAGTCACTTAAGAAATGGTTTAGAAATATTATAGTGATATCACATGTTGATGCAATTAAAGATGCAGTAGACAATTCTTTAGAGATTACAAAAAATGGAAAAGATTCAAAAGTCTATAGTGCGTGATAATAAAGAAGATAGCTTTCTTATTATTGAGGATAAAAATTTTTCTAGAATTCAATTTTTTTGCCCTATTTGTGAATTTATTATGAATAGAATGGATGATTCTGAATTTTATGAATGTTATGGATGTTGTGCATCATGCGGAATGAAATTTGCGCAGCCGAGACAAGATGACTGGAAAGAAGGCTGGCGCCCTTCAAAAACTGAGATTCTATCTCATAAGAAATTCATTGAATCGCAACCATTAAATTTATTTTTAGACGATGACCATAATTAGTATGTGGGAGTAATTTACTATGCTTAATTCAAGTGAAATCAACGCTTTGGGCCAGATTCTTAATGATACGTGGGGACAATCAACTCGTGGAGACTTTAGAACACCAACAATGTCAATACAGACAACTCTTCAGGGAGACACTCTTTCGTGTAATTATACAACTATAGTTCACCTTGCGTCAGAGAGAAACCTAAGAGATCAAGTAAAAGTTTTTGAAGACGAATCTATCAAGCTAACAAGTGACTATATTAAAGAGCTTAAGAAAGAGTTTAAAGATTCTTCTGGAAGAGCTTTAAAGTTAAAAGAAATTGGAACAACAGATAATGTTGAGTTGATAACAGCGTCACCGTTCACACCTCGGAAAACTGCTTATTATAGAAGATTTACAAGATTTCAGGTGGAGTAAATGTCTAAAATTAACAAATCGAGGCAGATAGCTGAGATTATTAAGTGTGGAAAAGATCCCGTTTATTTTTTCAACTCTTATTTGAAGATACAACATCCCGTAAAAGGTCTTATTAAATTTGATACATACCCTTTTCAAGATGAGTGTGTAGATAAATTTATACAAGAGAGGTTTTCAATAATATTGAAATCAAGACAGCTTGGAATGTCAACACTGTCTGCAGCGTATGCTGTCTGGCTTGCTCTTTTCCAAAGGGATAAGAATATTCTTATTATTGCAACTAAGCTTAGTGTTGCTCAAAACTTTATCACAAAAGTAAAGACTATGATAAGAAGTCTTCCAAAGTGGCTTGTGCTAGCAGAGATCGTCACAAATAATAAACAACTAATAGAATTTAGCCATGGGTCGTCTATCAAGGCAATTCCAACATCAGATGATGCAGGAAGATCAGAAGCTCTATCTCTCTTAATTATTGACGAGGCAGCTTTTGTTAGAAATTTTGATGAGTTGTGGATGGGACTCTATCCTACTATCTCAACAGGTGGGAGAGTTATCATTTTGTCCACTCCAAATGGAGTCGGCGGACAATACTATAAGCTGTATACAGATGCAGAGGCAGGGCTAAATGAGTTTTCCAGCATAAAGCTACCTTGGGATATTCACCCTGAAAGAGGACAGGCGTGGTTTGATGAGACCACTAAAAACCTTTCAGATAGGCAGATATCACAAGAATATTTATGTGATTTTGCGTCTTCCGGAGAGACATTTTTATCTTCAAATGATATAGAGTGGATAAGGGAAATGTGTGTTCCTCCCAAAGAGAGAACAGGAGTAGATAGGAATGTGTGGATATGGAAGTATCCGCTATCTGAGCACAACTACCTCATTGCAGCAGATATTGCACGAGGAGATTCAAAAGATTTTTCTACATTTCACATAATAGACATAAATGAGGGTGAATGTGTTGTAGAGTATAAAGGAAAGATACCACCAGATAGATTTGCAGAACTTTTAAATGAATTTGGATTAAAATACAACAAAGCACTAATGTGTCCGGAAAATAATAGTTACGGCTACGCGACTATACTAAAGTTAAAAGAGCTAGGCTACCCGAATCTCTATTACAGAAAGAGAAAAGCTATTTTCATAGGAGATTATGTTCCCAAATCAGATAGTGATATTGCCGGTTTTACAACAAGCGGAAAAACGCGTAATTTAATACTATCAAAACTAGAAGAAGTTTTAAGAAATAAACAGGTTAATGTTTACTCTACGAGGTTCTACGAGGAGTTAAAGACATTCATATGGAAAGGAAGTAAGGCACAGGCAATGAAGGGATATAACGATGATCTTGTATTAAGCTTCGCTATTGCAATGTGGCTATATGACACATCTTCTGAATATAGTAACAATGCCAGAGGGCTTAACGAGGCCATGCTAGGTGCAATGAAGCTAACAAGAAATACATATGATGACATGCCCGGCGCAATAACTGAAGGAAGGCCGCATAGCCAGGCTTCTAGAAATCCAAACGAGCATAGTGATAGCATTAAGAAAAATTCTTTATCGCCAGGGTGGAATAAAAAATTACAAATAATGAAAGATCACGACTGGCTTATTAAGTGAGATTTTAAATGGCAGATAGAAATACACAAAGTCTTTTTAGACGTCTAACACAGCTTTTTAGAAGCGGTCCTGTTATTAAGAGAAAGGTGAGAGACTTCGAGTCTTCATCAAAGAAATCATCTGCGTTTGAGATGTTTAGAAAGACTCAGAGTCATGTATATAGCACAGCTATGAGTGCATATGGCACATATGACAGAATGGCTAGATATTCAGATTTTAGCGAGATGGAATACACGCCAGAGATAAGTTCTGCTCTTGATATCTACGCAGAGGAGACTGTTGCAGCTGATGAGCACGGAAGAGTTCTCCATATCTATTCTGAAAATCCTACTATTCAAAAACTTTTAGATGAGCTGTTTTATGATACGCTAAACGTTGAATTCAATCTCACTTCATGGGTTAGAAATCTTTGTAAGTATGGAGATTTCTTTCTATTCAACGACGTTAGTCCAGAATATGGAATTATAAACGGATATCCCATGCCAGTGAATGAGGTCGAGAGAGAAGAAGGGTTTGATCCTAACGATCCAATGGCTGTAAGATTCCGGTGGGTCACACAGGGCAACCAGGTTCTTGAGAATTGGCAGGTATGCCACATGAGAGTTCTTGGAAACGATGCATTTCTTCCATACGGATCTTCTGTTTTAGAAGCAGCTAGAAGAATTTGGAGACAGCTTATTCTTGTAGAGGACGCAATGCTAGTTTATCGCGTTGTGAGATCTCCTGAGAGAAGGGTTTTTTATGTCGATGTTGGAAATGTTCCGCCTGAAGAAATTCCAAACTACATGGAGCAAGTTCAAGCCACGCTGAAGAAGGCACAAGTCGTCGATAGAAGCACAGGAAGAGTAGATTTAAGATATAATCCTCTTTCAGTTGATGAAGATTATTATCTTCCCGTTAGAGGTTCTGAGTCTGGTACAAAGATCGATACACTAGCAGGTGGGCAAAATGCAACAGCTATTGAAGACGTAGAGTATATTCAAAAGAAGCTATTTGCAGCACTCAAAATACCTAAGGCATATCTAGGATATGATGAAGGACTAGGTGCCAAGGCAACACTATCCCAGGAAGATATAAGATTTTCAAGGACAATTAATAGAATTCAAAGAACTGTCATAGCAGAGCTAAATAAATTATGCATAATTCATCTTTTTTGTAACGGATTTGAAGGGGAAGATCTTTTAGATTTTACTCTTAAATTATCAAATCCGTCTACAATAGCACAGCAACAGAAGCTAGAGCTTTATAGGACAAGATTTGAGATAGCCACATCAGCTGCGGGCGTAGAGGGCTTAGTAAGTAAAGACTGGGTAAGAAAGACGCTCTTCTCAATGACAGATGATGAGATAGAAGTCATAAGAGAGCAGAGGGTAGATGATAAGATGCAAGATCTTGAAGTCGAAGCTGTCAAGCTACCCTCAGCAGAGGGAGAAGAGGCCGATGAAATGGGATCTGATCTTGAAGGAGAAGAGCCAGCAGAAGATATGGAAATGGCATCAGATGATATGAACACTAGCGGTCTTCCACTTCTAGCGGGAGATAGAGATGTCAATTTTAAAACACTGTCAATAAGTGATGATAGTGCCCCCATTAAGGCGCAAAATTTTGTAAATAAGCTAGCTGAAACACTGTTTGATGAAGTTCACGAAATTTCAGAAGATGAAACGCCTGCTGAGAAGGCAAATGCAAACAGCAAAAGAAAAAATAAAAAAGGATATTCTGATACTGATCATTTAAAATTAGTATCGTCAGATTCTTCAGATGTATCTGATTCTATTTCTCATCCATATGCAGAGAAACTTAGAAAGCAAAAAGAAAAAAGCGAAAGAAAAAAAGATATAAATCCTTTAAAAGATGAGTACAAGTCGTCAGCTATGTACGAGAATGATGAATTTATGTCTGATTTTATCGATACAAAGATGGAGTTTCAAGCAAGAATGACATCACAGTTAAGATCTACGTTAAAATCACTTGAGAATAAAATAAGTAATAACAGGAGGGTAATCTCTGAGACCGATAATTCTTCAGAGGATGAAATATAGTTCAT